AATGAAAAATAAAAATTTTTATAGTAAATTTAACCGAGATTTTTTAAAAAGACAAGATGAAGACAGCTAGCGCAGGTTTTGATATAATTTTAAAGTACGAAGGTCTACATGATGGGGATTTAAAACAAATAGGATTACAGCCTAAAATGGACCCGATAGGGATATGGACGGAAGGCTACGGGCGAGCTATGCGAGATAAAAACGGTAACTTTATAAGAGGCTCCGCGAGTAAAAAATTAGCCTACGCTAATATTACTATGCATACAATAAAAGAAGCCTTAGAAGCGTTAAAATCAGACTTAAGCACCTACGAAGCGATAGTATCTAAAAAGATAAAAATACCTTTAACGCAAAATCAATTTGATGCCTTAGTTAGCTATACTTACAACACAGGGGGTAGTTCTACTCTTTTCAAATATATAAATACCTATCAGGGAGTTGACAAAATATATCAATGGTTTACCACTAAATACATAACAGCAGACGGGGTAGCTTTACGAGGTTTAGTGTTAAGGAGAAAATCAGAAGCGGATTTATTTTTTACTAAATAATATGAAAAAATTAAGTATTTTACTCTTATTTATTTTGTTAGGATGCGGTGTTAGACTTACCGATCAAACAAAATCTATAGATAAACTAAATTCAGAGAGTTTTACCGCTTCATCTGATTTTTTAAATTACAAAAACGCTGATTTTAATTTTGCTTATAACAAAGGTTATACATATATTAAAGAGCCTACGCAGTACGGTATTAAAGAAACGTTTAGCCAAAAAAATGAATCTGTTAATAATATAAAATACATTGAAGTAGCTAGGTATATAGATTCTATTAGATATATTAATATTACAACTTACAAGAGTAATAAAATAAAAAAAACACAAAACGAGGGAGTGTCAACTTGGGTTTGGATTGTAGGTATAATAAGCATAATTACTTGCTTATATTTATATTTAAGAAAATCAACATTTTATAATAATTTAATATCCAAAACAATAAATAAATTTAGTAAAATAAAATAAAATAAATAAAAAAGGTCTGTTTTATAAGAAATTTTATATATTTGACAAACCAAAAAATGTTAAATTTATGAAAAACAATAGAAGACGTTATCGTTTAAATGACTTGCAAGCTAATTTTTTAGGATTAAAATTAAAGAAAATTAACAGATATACTTTAAGCGAAAAACAGGAAAACTTACATCTAAACACGATTATGGCTGGTTATGTTACAGCAGAAAAATCAGTTGATTTAAAAGAATCTATAAACCAAAATCAAGATAATACTGATTTTATAAATACAAACAGAAAAGCTGTATTTTTAGATGCTTTTAAAAATCAATCAGAGATTAAAGATTTACCAAAAAATATAAAAATAACTAATAATGGAAAGCGTGTTTTAGTAATTGGAGATTTACACGAACCATTTTGCTTAGATGGATATTTAGATCATTGTACTAATACTTATAAAGAGTATGAATGTGATACAGTTGTGTTTATTGGAGATATTATAGACTCACATTTTGCATCATTTCACGAAATTTGTACAGATGCTTTAGGTGCTGATGACGAATTAAACTCATCAATAATTAAATTAAATAGATGGTATAGAGCATTTCCACAAGCTACCGTTATTATTGGCAATCACGATAGGTTAGTAATGAGAAAAGCAAATACGGGCGGTATTTCCTCAAAATGGATAAGACCATATAACGAAGTTTTAGAAGTTCCAAACTGGATTTTTACTGAGAGAACAGTAATTGATGATGTCCAATATATACACGGGGAATCTGGTAGAGCATCAAAGAAAGCAAAAGATGATATGATAAGTACTGTACAAGGGCATAGGCACACTGAAATGTTTGTCGAATGGATTGTAGGGTATAAACAAAAGATTTTTGGTTGTGCAGTTGGCTGTGGTGTAGATATAAATACCTACGCTATGAGATACGGTAAAGCATTTAAAAAGCCAGCTATTGGGTGTGCTGTTATTAAAAATGGGTTATTAGTTATTAATGTACCAATGGAGCTATAAAATGGATTTAAAAACTTGTACAAAATGTAAATTTGAAAAAAGTTTAGATTACTTTGAATTTAGATCAGATACTAAAAAACATAGAAATTACTGTAGAAAATGCAGTAAAGGATATGAAACATCTTTAAAAGAAAAACAAGAATTAATTTTAAAATTATATGCTGGTAATTTAAAAGAATGTAGTAAGTGTAAAGAAACTAAAAAATTAGATTGTTTTAACAATGATAAGCAAACAGTAACAGGTAAAACATCTTATTGCACTAAATGTATTAATAATAAATACACTAAGGATGAGATTAAAAATTTTGCTTTAAAAAACAGGTATTCAATAACTTTAGATATATATAATAAAATGTATATTAATCAAAAAGGTTGCTGTGATATTTGTAAAAACAAATTTAAAAAACTAGTAGTTGATCATTGTCATAAATCTACAAACGTAAGAGGTTTACTTTGTAATTCCTGTAATAGTGGTATAGGTTTTTTAAAAGATAATATAGAGAGTTTAAAAAATGCAATTATATATTTAAACAAACAAGAAGTAAATTAATGATGGAATTATAATTAATAAACATTACAAACCCACTAATTAATTTTAGTGGGTTTTTTATTGTCTTAAATTTTTGTTAAATTACTTAATAAAAGTATTGTTTTAATTAACTTTTAAATTATCTTTACACCATAAAAATATATAATTATGGAGCAATTGACAATTAGTTACGAAGGTTTAGACTTTACGGTTTGGGGTTATTACACTAAAGAACATAGACCTGTATCTTACTACGAAAGACCAGAAGAAGCAGAGTTTGATATTAGAGAAGTATATTTATCAAACGATAACATTATCGAACTATTAAAAGAAAATGTTGTAGATCAACTTCAAGAATTAGCATTAGAACAATTAGATAACAAATAACATGAGCGAAGTAGAAAAATTTTACGATTGGTTAATAAAATGTAAAAATGTTTATTTAAGCGACAATACTAAAATTAATAATTCATTCTTAATAATTTTAAAAAATGCAAAGTAATAGAGAGGTTTTTTTAAAAATGAGCGAAGAACACTATATGGATATTCCTTCGCTAATTAGAGAGATGTGGTTAACATCAAAAAGAATAGATAGTGATACTCATGATTGGCAAGAAAATATGAACGATGTTTTATTTGAAATGTTATACAAAAAAAAGAAAGAAGTTACTAAGCAATTAGAGGAAAGACAATACGAATTAAGAGAATTAAGACTAACTAAAAAAAAATAAAATGAAACAAATTATTACTGCATTATTAAATGCTCAAAAATCTATGGGCAATGCCACAAAAGACAATTTAAATCCGTTTTTTAAGTCAAAATATGCTGATTTAAACAGTGTAAGAGAAGCGGTTACTCCTTTACTTAACGCTAATGGAATTGTAGTATTACAGCCTATGTTTACAATAGATGGAAGCGAATATGTAAAAACCATTTTAATGCACGAAAGTGGAGAAGTGTTAGAAAGTTACACTAAAATTATTTGCAAGTCTCAAAACGATCCTCAGGCATACGGTAGTGGAGTTACTTATGCTAGGAGATATGGCTTGCAATCATTCATGAGCATTGGAGCAGATGATGATGATGGAAATACAGCAAGTAAAGCAGAAGTTTTTAAGCCAACAAAAGAGCAAATATCTAATGAATTACTTATATCAAATGCTAAAAATTTAGAGAGTTTAGGTAAAATTTTTAAATCATTTGACTTGCAAGAGCAGAAAAGATTAACTAAGTTTACAACTGAAAGAAAAACAGAATTAACAATTAAATAAATAAATTATGGAAAATTTAGGATCAGGAGTTTTATTTTTACTAGAAGAAATAGGGAAACTTAAAAAAGAATTAGAAAGTGAAAAAGTAGACTCTGAAAATTATAGAAAATGGTGGAGATCATCTCTTGAAATAATTGAGGAACTAAAAGAACAATTAGAACAATTAAATAAATAAATTATGGAAGTATTTGGTAAAGTTATCGTATTAGGAGAAACAATGACAGTAGGATCTGCTGGTACATTTAGAAAAAGAACAATAGTAATTGAAACTGATGAGCAGTATAAACAAACTATTCCTGTAGACTTTGTGCAAGATAAAACAGAAATACTAAACGCTTATAAAGTAGGCGAAAGCGTAAAAATTGGTATAAACATTAGAGGCAACGAATATAACGGTAAGTATTACGTGTCTTTAAACGGTTGGAACATTAATAAACATGATATCAATAACGCTTCTCCAAGTATAAATAAAAAAGAGCTTGTAGTTGTTGAAGATGATAGTTTACCCTTTTAGAACCAATAAAATAAACTAAAAATATAATATATGAAATAGTAAATTTAAGCCTTACGATACATTAAATAGGCTGGGTTACGGGGTGGATAGATAAGAAAAAAAATGGGTATTTCGTAAACTTATCGGGTCTGGGGTTCGATTCCCTACACTCCTCTAAATTAAAAATTATGAAATATAATAAACAACAAAAAGAATTGTTAAAATCTGTTAACGGGGATTATTTTAGAAAAGGTTGTAAGCCTGATCTTCCAAATCAAATTATAGTAGGAGATTATTATGTAATTGAAAGCAAAATGAATCTTAAAAGTTTTAAATTATGATTCCATTATATACTTGCAAAACCTGTTTAGAAAAGTACGCTTATGAACAATATAGCATTAATTGTTGTTTGCCTAAATGGTTGGCTTTAAAGGAACTATATGAACCAACAGTAGCACAAGCTAAGAAATCATATTACGAGCGTAAAAGCGAGGTTATAAAGGCAAAAAACAAGGCTTACTATGAAGCTAATAAAGAGAAGGTTAATAAACGAACATTAGCATTATATTTTAAAAACAAAAATTTATGAAAAGTAAAAAACCAATAGATCAAAGGCTTCAATCTAAAGATTGGAAAAATGACTACAAAAGTCAAGCCATTAAAGTATTAGAATTAGCTAAACAACAAGAAAAAGAAAAGTTAAAAATTTCTTTGTAATTAATAAAATATTATTATATTTGCGTATCGGTTGCCTTCTCACAATATAGCAACTTAAAAAAATTAGCATTGCGCTATAATGAAAAACGAAGTGAGAAGCGTTTGGATTTATAGCGCATTTTGCATTTAAAAAATAATAATTATGACAGAGTATCAAAAATTTATAGAACAAAAGAAACACTGTATAGGTGACTTTGGTTTTAAATCAAATTACATTCCTGGTATCGCTTTTGATTTCCAGCAGCACATAATAGAAAAGGCTGTAAATAAAGGTCGTATGGCAATATTTGCAGATACAGGATTAGGAAAGACTTTAATTCAAATTTCTATAGCTAAAAACATAGTTAACGAAACTAACAAACGGGTTTTGATATTAACACCTTTGGCAGTTGCATTTCAATTCATTTTAGAAGCTGAAAAACTAGGTATTGACGATGTGGAATATTCTAAAGATGGAAAGTACACTAAAAAAATCGTTATTTGTAATTACGAAAGATTGCACTATTTTAATGAGAATGATTTTGTAGGTGTTATTTTAGATGAAAGTAGTATTTTAAAAAACTTCGACGGTAAGATAAAAAATCAAATAACAAGTTTCGTTAAAAAAATACCTTATAGATTTTTGAGTACTGCTACTCCATCTCCAAATGATTTTATTGAATTAGGCACAAGCTCTGAAGCTCTTGGTTATATGGGTTATATGGATATGTTAAGTAAGTTTTTTAAACAAAATAATAACGCAATAGATAGTACTAATAGAAATATTGGAGAAAAATTTTATCTTAAGCCACACGCTGAAAAAGACTTTTTTGCTTGGGTAAATCAGTGGTCAATTATGGTAAAAATGCCTAGTGATTTAGGATTTTCAAACGAGCGTTATGATTTACCTAAATTGATTATAAATAAACATACAATACAAAATAACTCTTTAATAGATGTAGAGGGTCAAATACAAATGTTTAATATAGTAGCTAAAAACTTTAATGAGATAAGACACGAAGAAAAAAGTACTATAAAAGAAAGAAGCGAAAAGGCTGTAGAATTAACACAAGGTAAAACTTCTGTTTATTGGGTTAATCGTAATGAAGAAAGCAGAATAATAAAAAGTTTAGATAGTGAATCTGTAGAAATTTTAGGTAGTCAGTCAATTGATAAAAAGGAAGAAATACTAAAAGCTTTTGCGGATGGAGAAATTAAAAGGTTAATTACAAAAGCTAAAATGACGGGTATGGGATTAAATTGGCAACATTGCAATCACTCTACTTTTTTTCCTACTTTCTCATACGAACAATATTATCAGGCAATAAGACGTTTTTGGAGGTTTGGACAAAAAAACGAGGTTACTATTGATATGGTAATTTCTGACGGTCAAACTAGAGTATTAGAAGCAATACAACAAAAAACACAAAAAGCAATAGAACTACATAAACAGCTTACAGAAAATGTAAATAGAAGTTTTGTAGACATTAGAAAAGAATTTAATAAAGAATTAATAAAACCTAAATTTTAATATTATGAGTAAAGTAAAAGACCAAGTAATTACAGATAGATATGCTATTTATAATTCAGATTGTATGCTAGTATTACCAACACTAGAAAAGGAAAGTATAGACCTTTCCGTTTATAGCCCTCCATTTGCAGGACTATATAATTATTCAAGTAGCGAAAATGATTTTAGTAACTGTGAAAGTAAAGAACAATTTTTACAACAATACGATTTTTTAGTAGCTGAAATAGCAAGGGTAACAAAAAAAGGACGTATAACTGCTGTACATTGTACGGATGTGTTTTCTAACACGTGCCACCTTTGGGACTTTCCTAATGAAATAATAAGAATACACGAAAAGTACGGTTTTGATTATAGAAATAGAATAACAATTTGGAAAGAGCCTTTAAAAGTTCGTATGAGAACAATGGTTCAGAGCTTAATGCATAAGTTTATAGTAGAGGATAGTACTAAGTGCTTTACCGCTATGCCTGATTATGTATTAGTATTTACTAAACGAGGAGAAAACGAAGTTCCAGTAACCCATCCTTTTGGAATTAATCACTATGCTGGAGAAGTACCAATTTTACCAAATATATTAAGAGCGTGGAATAATGCTAACAATTCAAACTTAAATGAAGTGGAACTTTGGGAACATTTAAATAATATAAATGAAGATGATAATATAACAAAATTGAATCATTATATTTGGCAGCGTTACGCATCTAGCGTTTGGGATGACATTAGAATAGATAATGTACTACCATTTAAAGACGGTAGAGACCCTGACGATGAAAAACACGTACACGCATTGCAATTAGATGTAATTGATAGAATAATAGAATTGTATAGTAATCCTGACGAAGTGGTATTAACTCCATTTATGGGAGTAGGTAGCGAGGTATTTAGTCCTGTTTCTATGGGTAGAAAAGCAATAGGGATTGAATTAAAAGATAGCTATTTTAGACAGGCAGTTATGAACTTAAAAGAGGTAGATAAAAGATTTTCTAATAAGAAAATAAAACAAGAAAAGCTATTTTAATGTAAAAAAGTTGTATATTTGTAATTAGATACTATCTATGGTGGATTTAGTATCATATAAGATTTATAATTGTTAACCTTAATAGGAGTAGAGCCACCATCTCGAAACTATTAAGGTTTTTTTATTTTATAAAATTATGGCAGAAAATAAAAAGTCATTTACAGCATATTGCGATTGGAACACTACATTTAATTCTTTGCCAGATGATAAAGCAGGACAATTAATAAAGCATCTTTTGTCTTATGTAAACGATGAAAATCCAGAAACAAATGACTTGCTTATAAACGCAGTTTTTGCGAGTATAAAGGCTACTTTAAAAAGAGATTTAATTAAATGGGAAGCTAAAAGCGAAAAAAATAAGGAGAGCGCATTAATACGTTGGAATAAAATTAATGCAAACGAATGCGAACGCATAGAACGCAATGCGAAACATGCCGATAGTGATAGTGATAGTGTTAGTGATATAAAAGTAAATAACAACCTTACGGTTGATTGGGTGGCTCTTTTAAAATTCTTTAACGATGTAACGGGTAGAAGTTTTAAAGTTGTATCTGCTAGAGCTAAGAAACAAATAAAAGACAGATTTAAAGAAGGCTATTCCAAAGAAGATTTAGTAACAGCTATAAACAACTGTTTTAACGATAAGTATCATCAAGATAACCGACACTTTTTAACATTAGAATTTATAAGCAGAAGTGATAAGATGGAAAAGTTCGCAACTGATTGCTTAAAACCAAAATTAAAACAAGATAGATTATAAACCACTAAAAAATAAAAACCAATGAGCTGGAAACTTGAAAATAACACTAAACGCATATACAACGTTTTTAAGCGTTCAAAATCTCAAATATATACTGAAGATATAGAAGCGTTAAAAGACGTCTTAAATCACATAAATGAAGGCAAAAAAGATATGTCTATAGATAATATTCTTTTCTTAAAATTATTATCAATACATTTATTGCAAAATTTAGATTATTATGGCAATATTAGGGGTGCTGTAAAAGAGTGTGGTAAACTATTGAACCAACCTTTAGACCATCACATTGAGAAGCTTAGAATTTCCTTAAATTATGTAGAAGTAAACAATTACGTTGACAATTTAAGAATGGAGGAATACAATGACCCTGAGATATTATATAAATTAAATAAAGAATGGAGTTATAAGGTTGTAGAAAATAGCCTGTATAATAGCTGTAATGACTTTATAAAGGACGTTGAAAATTATAAGTAACGGATTGCGTATTGGCGAGGTTGCTGAGTACGGAAAAATAAATTATCACTTTTAAATAAAATATTATGCGAAACGAAAACGTGAATGAACCAAAAAATCAGCAATTTTGCCAAGACGCTTTTATCGACAGTACGGGTGTTTTAGACTTGTTTTTTGACGATAGTAATTTTAATGCTAAAATCGAAATGTTTAAAAACAGAGAAGTGAAAGCAAAAGAAATATTTACAATTAAAGATATTGAAAAAACAACTGCATTTAATTTTATATCAAAATTTCATTATTTAAAAGAAGCTAAATTCTTTGCTAAATATTGTTATGGTTTATTTGTAAACGATACTTTAGTTGGTTGCTCAACTTTTTCAAACCCACAAGGTATTGTTGCAATGAAATCTTGGTTTGGATTAGAAAATGATAATCAAGATGTTTTAGAATTAAGCAGGTTATGTATGTTGCCAATATTAAATGGAAGTAATGCAACAAGTTATTTACTTGGAAACTCTATAACAAAACTAAAAACAAAGCAAGTAAAATCTGTTATAACATTGGCTGATGATTCAAGACACGTTGGAAGCATATACCAAGTTTGTAATTTTAAATACTACGGACTTACAGATAAAAAAACAGATTTTTTTACTGCTCATGGAAAAGTAAACCCAAGAGGGCAAACAAAAAACATGCAAGGTGTATGGTTGCCAAGAAATCGAAAACATAGATACGCATACATTATAGACAAAACTTTGATATGCTTATTGAATGAAGAAAAAAGACCATCTATTGAAAATACTAATAATTACGAATGTTGTAACGGAACAAATGTTGTTGTTGATAAAAGATTTAATGTGTCTTATTCTTGTCCTAAATGCTGTTGCATAAAAAGATTATAGTATTAGCGATAATAGTTGTATATGCTAAGTTTTAATTGCGCTTATAATAAGTTAATATAAATTATAAATAAATAACTATGGATTTTAATTTTAATGAATTAGACAATAAAGTAGAAGATGTTATTAAATTAGATTTTAATAAAATACTAAAAGACAGTTATATTGATCCAGCAGAGGAAATTAAGCCTCAGCCTGTTGCGGTTAGTATAGGATCATCTATTTATAAAGGGAATAGCTACCCAGTTCCTTTTGGCTCTTACGGTGATATTTCATGCATTGTTGGAGCTTCAAAAAGCAGAAAGACTTTTTTTAAATCTATGATAATAGCAGGTTATTTAGGTGGTAATTGTACTGATCTTAATCCCTCTATAATAGGTCATAATGCAAGGGATAAATACGTTATTGAATTTGATACGGAACAGTCTAAATATCACACGCAAAGAGTTGTTAGGCGAGTTTGTGATATGGTAGGATGTAATTCAGATTTATATAGAACTTTTGCTTTAAGGGGTTATTCTCCTAAAGAAAGATTTGAGTTTATAGATTGGATTGTTTACGAAAGTGAATTTAGGAATAATATAGGCTTAATGTCTATTGATGGATATGTTGATCTTGTTACTGATTTTAATAATTTAGAGCAATCTACAGGACTAACAGATAAGTTATTACAATGGACTGCTATTAAAGGATTAGAAGACGTTAATCAAATGCATTTAACGGGTATTTTGCACAAGAACTTTGGAACATCTAAACCAGTAGGACACGTTGGTAGTAGTGTTTTAAAAAAGGCTGAAACAGTCGCTTTTTTAGAGAATGATAAAGAAAGCGGTAATACATTAGTTACTTGCGAATACAGCAGGAATTTAGCGTTTAAAGACTTTACTTTTGCAGTTAATGATGATTGGCTACCGTATGAGGTTCAAGATAATGTTTTGGATAATTTGCCTTTTAATAAAAATTCATCAATAAAAGCAAGTTTTTAATTTAAACAATAGGTTTATTTAAATAATGTATTATCTTTGATAAAAAAAAATATGAAAGCAAAATTAATTTTTACAGATGAATCACAATGTTACCAGCAATTAATGTTATTGGGTGCGGTAAGCTATAAAAGAAAAGGTAATGAAGTTACCGCATTAGATATTAATGGTAAAAAGATCATAACAGCAGTAATAAGATGAAACTATTAGTAAAAAAAACTCATGGAGGTTTAAAACCTTGTTACGATACAGACTATGAAATTTATAGTAAGATACAGATTAATGAAGAATTTGTAATAGATTATAAAAAGAATCGTAATGCTAAATTTCACAGAAAGTTATTTGCATTGTTAAAGTTATTTTATGAAAACCAAGATGTTTATAATAACATAGAGGACTTAAGACTAGACTTAATCAAAGAGTCTGGTAGATTTGAAGAAGTTACAAATATATTTACAGGAGAAGTTTTTAAAAAAGCCAATTCAATTTCTTTTGGTTCTATGGATGAAGTAACATTTACTTTATTATATGAAGACTGCAAAACAATTATCTGTAAACACTTAGGAATAGGCAAAGCATTGATAGAAGAAGAGATACACCAATACTATTAATAATGAAACTAAAGTCTTGTAAAGTATGCAAAGAAAAGTTTGAGCCTATACAATTTGCACAAAATGTATGTAATTACAAATGCGCTATCATCCACGCAAAAAACTTAAAAGCAAATAAAGAAGCAAGCGAATGGAAAGCAGAAAAAGCAGTTTTAAAGGATAAACTAAAAACTTTGGCTGAATATAAAAATGAATTACAAGTAGAAATAAATAAATTAGTTAGATTAATAGATAAATGTTCTGTTTGTCATTCTACTTTAAAGCCATTAAATATAAAATTTGATGCAGGTCATGTATTTTCAGTAGGTAGCAATCCTACAATAAGATTTAATCTATTTAACATTTACTCTCAATCTGTTTATGCAAATCAATATTTGTCAGGAGACCAAATAAATTTTATAGAAGGAATAGAAATTCTTTATGGAATAAAACACAAGGAATTAGTTTTAAATTTAAGATCAAAATATAAGTTAATTAAATTATCTATAAATGAAATTAAAATACATATTAAAATTACTAAAAATATAGTTAAAGAATTAAAAGATTTAGATTTAGTTTACTCTTCGGAAAATAGAATAAAATTAAGAAAAAAGTTTAACGATATAATAGGGATTTATTAAATAAAAATTAAACAATAAAAAAAATGAAAAATAAAACAAATCTACAGAGAATCACTAGAATAATGAATTTTTTACACGCAAGAGGGTTAAACTCGGAAAGAGTAAATAAAGTCTACAGGAATATACTTAAATGCAAATGTTAAATAAATCATAATATTTTTAATAAAAGTATTGTTTTAATTAAAGTTAATTGTATCTTTACACTAAAATATAGAAATTATGAGTAATAATAAATCACAAGAATATAGTTTTATTTTCTTGGTTATAAATGAAACAGAAACTACCGTTGAATCAGCTTGGTTCAATTTTCAAGACGCTAAAAAAGAATGTGAAAAGTGGGAGAAAATGAAACCACAAAAACAATTTATGGTAGTTGAAATTCCTATAAATTAAAAAAAAATAATATGACAGAAAATAAAAAAGTAGGTAGGAAAAAAATAGAATATAATCAAAAGGCTCTACAAAAAAAAGTTCCTTCTGATATTTACAAAGAATGTATGAAGTGGTTAAATGAGCAAGTTAGAAAATATCAATTAAATAATAAATAGTTATGAAAAAAGATTTAGTAATAATTTTCGGTATAGTTGCTTTAGTATTAATCACAATGCACTTATTAGGTGCTAATTTTAAATAAAATGAGAAAATTAAAAAGACTTTCAGAGACAATGACTAATGCAGATTTTATATTAGGTACTTTAATATTTGGGTTTTTCCTAATGGCTATAATCTGGGGAGTTTTAGAAATTATAATTAACATACTAAAATTTATATTTAAATTGTAATTATGAGACCAAATTGTGAAATACATAAAATAGAATTGCATAAAAGACCTTTGTTTATAGTTGTTGCTAATTACCATTTAATAAATAAAATTGTCTTGTATAATTTTATGGATAAAAGAGTAAAACCAAAACGTTATGACATCGGTCAATGGATAATTAATTACAAAACTAAATAATGAATTATGAAAAGAGCATTATGTATAATCATAGTTATAGTTTTACTATTATGGGTGTTTGCATTGTATAATTTAATCGTATATTTGTTAATACAATATTATGAATGATATAGCAGAAAAAAAATGTATAGAAAATAACATAGGATTCTATAATTACATAGGAGAGATATATTATCTTAATTTAAACTACCAGAAATCTAAGTCGATTATAGAGGTTATAAATAAATTAGATTTTGATGATTACATAAAAACTAGGGCTATATTAAATAAAAGTTATTTTAGCACTAAAGAAATAGAGTTAGATATCGCCATAGAAAAACATCAAAATTATAGGCTAACTTATTTTAAATGGTTAGACGAATTAAAAGAGCCTTATTTCTTTATTCTTAATCCAATTTATTATCTTAGTTATTATAAAAATACTTTGCAATGGAGAAAGGAAAACTTTACGGGTTTATGTAATTTAGATATAGCAGTAGATTACGCTAAATACAAAT